TGTCTGGCGTGGCTGGAGGAACTGGCCGCGTGGCAGAAGCTGGACGAGTGCTACGATCACATGCGCTTCGGGTTGCGGTTGGGGCCGCACCCACACGCTGTTGCCTCGACCACCCCGAAGCCGCGTAAGCGCATCAAGGATCTGGTCAACGACCCGAAGACGGCACTGACCATCGCGACCACGGCGCAGAACCGCTTCCTGCACGCCGACGTTCGCCAGTTCTTCTACGACAAGTACGCCGGCACGCGGCTCGGTCGCCAGGAGCTTGAGGGCAAGCTCATTGACGACAACCCCGACTCGTTCTGGAACCGCGCGCTGCTGGACAGCCAGCGGGTACCACGCGCTCCCACCGACCTCCGACGTGTGGTGATCGGCGTGGACCCGTCCGGCGGCGCGGGTGCCGAGAACGACGAGCAGGGCATCGTGGTATGCGGCGTTGGACCCGCGCCCGACAACTGGGTGGCCGACTCGACGCAGCTTTCGGGCGCGCTGCCGCACGGCTACGTGATCGCGGACTACTCGTGCAAGCTGCACCCCGAGGGATGGGGCGCGCGGGTGGTCCAGGCGTGGCTCGACTGGAAGGCCGACCTGATCGTGGTCGAGACGAACTTCGGCGGCGACATGGCGATGGCGGTCATCGAGACAGCCGCCCGCGAGCGCGGCATCTACTGCAACGTCCAGAAGCGCTCGGCCTCGCGCGGCAAGGCGATCAGGGCTGAGCCGGTCGCCATGCTGTACGACCAGGGCCGCGTGCACCACGTCGGCGTCAACGGGCTGACCGAGCTTGAAGACGAGATGTGCACCTGGGATCCGGTCACCACGGGCTGGTCGCCCAACCGCCTGGACGCCGCCGTCTGGTCGCTGACCGAGCTACTGGTCCAGGGATCGGTGGGCGTGTGGGTGATCTGAGTGCTCCGACCGATCTAACACGTGCAAGGTCGGTCGGAGCACCAGTGATAACCGGTTATCGGCACCAACGGGGCGAGCGGCATGTGTCCGCGAGCGCGGAGGACCGCCAACTATTCCCCGCTGGTGCACGGATAGGGTATGGCAGTCGTTGACCGTTCCGATCTGAGGCCGGCTGGCGTCATCGTCGTGGTCGTGCTGCTGGTGCTCGGTTCGGCCGCGCTGCTCGGTTTGGCGGTCCGCATCTTCCTAGTTGTGTCCGGCCTGCGCTAGAGTGGGGCCATGCCGCTGCCTGAGCCGAACGCCACGGTAGAGGGAGCGCCCGACGTGGGCACCCTGATGCGCTACGTCGAGATCAGGGACCAGCGCATCCTGCGGATGGAAGCTGATGCGCAGCGGCTCGAAGCGCAGTGGCAACGAGCGTTCGATGAACTGAACGCTCAGCACGCGCCATGTGGCGCGAAGATCGAGCGAATTCGCGCCGAGACGTTGACCCTGGAGCGGACCCTGGCGAGAAATCGTGACGACATCACGCGCCTGCAGCAGCGCATCTCCGAACTCGAAGCCGCTGCGGAACGACAGAGCGCCGCACTGAGCGAGGCGGTTGGGGCGCGGCGCGCGAGTGAGTCTCGTCTCGCTGCTTCCTCGCAGCGCATCACGCGCATCGAGCACTCAAACGCCGTGCTGCGCCAGACGATTCTCGACTTGCAGGGCGTCCTCGAACAGGTCGGCGCGCAGGCGGTGCGCGGACAAGCGCTCATCACGCGGGTTGCCGAATTGGATGGAAACCATGCCACTACCTGAACCAAGCGGCGGCGAGTCACAGAGCGATTTCATGGGTCGCTGCATGTCGGCACTGAAGGGCGAGTTTCCCGACATGCAACAGCGGATGGCCGTGTGCATGAAGCAGTCGCGCGGGGGCGGCAGGGCCAAGACGCAGCGGGCCTACGACGACATCGCGCTCTTGGTTGACCAACTCGAAGCTGCCGGAGAACTCTAAATGGGCCTGCTGGCCGACGCCTTCCGCACGCTCGCTCTGTTCGGGGGCGAGACGAAGCAGGCTGTGGCGACGGCCATCCCGACCTGGCAGGTTGGCCTGCCGGCCACGCCGATCTGGAACCAACGTTCGTACGACCAGTTGGCGCGCAAGGGCTACCTGGGGTCCGAGGTCGTCTTCGCCGCGTGCCAGGCCGTCGCGAAGTCAGCGGCGCTGCCGCGCATGGTGGTCTTCGATTCCAAGGCGCACGACGCCGACGCCATCTTCGACCACCCCGCGCTGGATGTCCTGAACCGCCCCAACAAGTGGTGGACGACGTTCATGCTGTGGTCGTCCACGGTGGTGGCGCTCAAGATCAACGGCAACGCCTACTGGGAGATCGTGCGAGGGCGCTCGGGCAAGATCATCGAGTACTGGCCGCTGCGACCCGACCGCGTGTGGATCATCCCTGACGAAAAGGACTACATCCAGGCGTACGAGTACCGCATCGGGGAGCGGGTGTTCACCCTGGATCCGGATGATGTCATCCACTTCAAGAACCCCAACCCGCTGAACGACTACTACGGCCTGTCGCCGCTGGCGGTGCTGGCCGAGCGCATCGACATCGACGTGTGGTGCCGCGAGTTCACCACGGCGTTCTTCAGGAACGCGGGCGTGCCGAGCGGGTTGCTCAACATCATGCGCTCGGTCGAACCCAACGAGCGCGAGATCATCCGCCAGCGCTTCCGCCAGCAGTACGGCGGGCCAGACGGGTGGGGCAACGTCTTGGTCATCGACAACGGGCAGGCGACCTACACCAAGATGGGCATGGACCCGGTGGGCCTGGGCCTGGACGACATCAACCGCGTCACCGAGTCCAAGATCTGCGCGGTACTGGACGTGCCGCCGTCGATCATCTGGACGGTCCTCGGCCACCAGTCCTCGTCGGGCCTGAACAACTCGAACAAGGAGTCGGACCGAGCGCAGTGGTGGACTGGCTCGCTGGCTCCGATGTACGAGGATCTGGCGCAGCAGTTCTCGCTGCAGATCAAGCCCGACTTCCCCGAGGTTGACCACTTCGACTTCGACCTCAGCCAGGTGCCGGGCTACACCGAGGACGTGGACAAGGTGCACGCCCGCGTGCGTGCCGACTTCACGGCGGGCCTGATCCCGTGGCACGTCGCGGCGCAGACGCTCGGCTACCCGACCGACCAGCCAGGGTGGGTGCTGCTGCCAGCCAACATGATCCCGACGCCCTCCGACGAACTGGCGAACTACCACAAGGGGGACAAGCCGCCAGGACAGCCTGACCAGCCGCCCGGCCTGCCGCCAGGTGGCGGCGGCGCGTTCGGCGGACGACCTGGCGGCGGCGGCGCACCACCATCCATCCCTGGCGTACCGCCACCGGGTGGCGCACAGGAGTCAGGCTCAGCCGGCCCAGGAGGGAAGATGATCGAGACGAAGATGACCAGCGACGGGCGGTTCGAGATCATCCCCGACTGCCCCGAAGACGACATGGGCCACTACCGCTCGGTGGAACTCGGCGTGTGCGCCTGGTGCGGCCAAGACCCGTACATGCTCAAGACCGACGCGACCAGCGGCTACGACTACTCCTCGACGCAACTCAACCTGCCAGAGATCCTGGGCAACGAACTGGTCGAGTGGGCTGAGGACCACATCGACCCCGACGACCTGGGCAGCGGCGGCATCGAGATGGAGCCGCACGTCACCGTCAAGTACGGGCTGATGCCCAACGTCGGCGCGAGCGACGTGGCGCGCGTGGTCAAGGACCAGACGCCGGTCGCCATGACGTTTGGGCCGAACTACGTCTTCGCCGGCCAGGACCAGGGCGGCGGCGTGCCGCTGTACGTGAGCGTCACCAGCGACGACGCGGGCCATCTCAACGGCATCATCAAGCGCTCGCTCGCCAACGTCGAGACGCACACCAACTACACGCCGCACGTGACCATCGCCTACATCAAGCATTCGGCCGTCTCGAAGTACGTCGGCCAGAGGTCGCCGCTGTATGGCATGCACATCACCCTGGGGGATCTGACCTACTCGGGCACCGATGGTCGCCAGGTCGCCATCCCGCTGAATGCCACCAAGATCCTGACCGAGGGCATCGACACCTACGGCGGCATCATGGTCCCGCCAGGTGGCCCGCGCCAGCCGCCCAAGAAGAAGAAGACCGCCGAGGTGGTGGAACTACTCAACCACTGGCGCGACACCTTCGCGGCCGGCGGCGGCGACTTCGATGCGGCGATGAAAGCCCTGGACGACCACCTCGAAGTGACGGCGTGGCTGTACAAGCACGCCACGGGCGAGTGGCCGACCAAGGTCGCGGACGACGGCGAGCGGCTGAGCTACAAGGCGGGCAATCTGGAGGCACTGCTCGACTACTGGAAGGACCGCTTCGACGGCGGGCACCCGGGCGACTTCGATGACTGTGTGGACACGCTCACCGACAAGGTGGACAACCCCCAGGCGCTGTGCGCGTGGCTGCACCACGAGGCGACCGGCTACTGGCCTGGGCACGCGCCGTCCGAGGAGAGCGACAAGAACGGCAAGCTCAACCTGAACGGGTGGGAGCACACCATCGTGGACTCCCGCGACGAGTTGACCAAGGCCGTCACCGAGCAGATCCGCGACATGGAGCGCTCGCTGCTCGGTGCGGGCCAGCCGGTACAGGTGTTCCGCCCCAAGACGCAGACCTGGCTGAACATCCTCGATCTGCCCGAAACCAAGGATCAGGACTTCGAGGACAAGCACCCGCGCGACAACTCGGGGCGCTTCGCCGCTGGCGTCGGCGGCGGCGAGAACGTCGAGTCGGGCGACTCCTCGTCGCTGATTACCAAGGACAACCCGCACGGCTTCCTGCGCGACAAGGGTGACACTCAGAAGCTGTACATGCCCGAGGGCGGCAAGAAGGGCGACTACGTGCAGGCGCGCCTGGACAAGGTACACGAGCCGGCCATCGACCGCGCCCAACACGGCATCTACGAGAACCACGAACAAGGTGTGGCTGGCGGCGGCTACGTGCCACCCGCCGAGGGGGGACCGACCGTCAGCGTCCTGGGCGGTGGCGGCGCGTCGGGCAAGAGCACGGCGCTGCAGCGCAGCCCCGAGCAGTTCGCCGTGCCCGATAAGGACCACGCGGTGTGGAGCAACGCCGACTGGAACAAGACCGAGGACATCCCCGAGACGCAGGCCATGCGCGATGCTGGCTCGGTCAAGTGGGCGATGAAGGTCCACGAGGAGTCCTCAGACATCGCGGGCAAGGTGGTCAAGACGGCGTTGCAGAACGGCCGCAACGCCGTCGTGGATGCCGTCATGAATAGCTCCATGACCAAGCTGCAGACCAAGATCCAGGGCTACCGCGACGACGGAGCCAGGGAGGTCAACGCCAACTACCTGACGGTGCCGATCCCCCAGGCCATCGCTGCCGCGAAGGGGCGTACCGACCGTCCCGTGGACGAGGCGATCATCGAGGCGGCGCACACCAGCGTCAACTCGATGCTGCCGCGCATCCTGAACGGCGAGGCCGGCTACGACAGCGTGAAGATTTGGGACAACACCTGGGCACCCAAGGGTTCGCCACAGCGAGCCGCGAAGCTCATCGCGGAACGCACCAAGCAGGGTCAGGTCATCATCCACGACAGGACAGCATGGGAGAACGCGCAGAAGCGCTCCGACCGCCAGTACACGGGCTAAACCCTTTGAACGTGTGCGAAAGTTTGCTATTATGTCAGTGGAGGGATCAGAAGGAAAGGAGATCAGGACCGATGCCTGCCGACAATGGTGTGCCAGACATGAGTGAGTTCGCCTCGATGGGGAACTGCATTGCTGACGGCAAGACCTTTGAGGACTGCATGAAGGAAGATGGGATACCCGACACGCCCCTGTTCAGGGAGTATTGGGATCGCCTGAAGCAAGGCTTAGAGAAGACGATGGCCGAAGGCAAAGCACCCCATTTTGACTTCGATTAGAAGCCCAAGTGCTTGAGTGGGACGCGCTTCAGGCCAAGCTCCGTGAGATCGAGGTCAGCCTCGACGTAGCCCACGGTCGTGTCGTGGTTGCTCCGCGTGATGTGCGCGCGGCGTTGCTCGACATGGAACGCGCCCTGCTCCTGCACGAACTCAAAGAGTGGGATGAGTCGCTCCACCCCAGGGGTGAGGGCGGCAGATTCGTATCTGGTGGCGGCGGTGGCGTCAGCACGCCGGTCACCCACCTCTCGACGTGGAAGTCCTCGCGGACCGGCCTGGACACGGCGCACCTGACGGGTGTCCGCGCCAGGGCTGTTGATCCGCCGCATCTGCCCGCCAAGCTCGCGGAGCAGCGCATGCTCGATCTGTACGACCGAGCCATCGAGCAGGGCCACGCCGAAGACGCCAACTGGTACGTCGATAAGCACAACGAGATCGGCCAGTGGGCCGACCAACTCGGGGTGGACCGCCAGCGCTTCACGGATGCGGTCGCGGCGACCAGCCCGCTGACCAACTGGAACCTCAAGAACGGGCGACTGCCCAACCTCGAAGCTGCGCGCGCGATGGTGCAGGTAGACCGCGCGCACCCGGGCATGACGCCTGAGCAGATCCGCGAGATCACGCCGCACTCCAAGCCGTACCCGTTCATCGGCAACAACGCCGAGAACGCCATCCGAGCGCTGCGCGGCGAAGACCCGGACGAGGTGTTCAACGCCAACAAGATCCGATCCTTCAACAACAACCTGAGCCACCCCGAGTCGGCCTTCGACGTGACCGTCGATACGCACATGGGGCGCGCCATGCTGAACCTGCACGAGGACACCGAAGCCAACCTCAAGGCCGTCAACACGCTGATCCAGGGCCGCAAGATCGGGCGCGGCCCGAGCGCGACGACAGTCGGCGGCTACGGATGGGCGGCGGACCGCGTGCGCAGCGCAGCGTCGGCGCGCAACATGAACCCTGCGGCGTTCCAGGCCGTGGTGTGGGAGCAGTGGCGGCGCGAGGGCGGCGCACTCACCAACCGCTCGCCCGAGGCCATCGCCGCACGGATGATGAAGATGACCGACGAGCCGCCGGACGACATGACCGAGGAGCAGGCGTGGGAGATCTGGCAGGACATCATCGAGTGGGCCGAGCAGGGCGCACCCGAAGACTGGAAGCCCGGCGACCAGGCCAAGACCGTCGAGGAGAAGTTCAACCCGTACCACGACGCTGACACGGGTCGCTTCACCGACGAGGGCGGCGCGGGGTTCGTCAGTTCCTGGGGCAAGCCCAAGGAGGGCGCGGCGAAGCCCGTGGTCGGGCCGACCGGCGGCGTCCGTGCCGACACCAGCCCCGAGCGGATGCGCGCGAGGCGCGAGGCGATGATCGCGGAAGCCGACCGACGCACGGCGTCACTCAAGGCACGCATGACCGAGGCGCAGCGGCAATACGATCAGGTGGGCGAGGACTACCAGCACGCCGCGCAGAACTGGAGCGACATGCGCGACATGGTGGGGTCGCTGCCGAAAAGCATCGAGGACGCCAAGCGGCTCGGGGCCTCGCCCGAGGTCATCAAGCAGCTAGAGGACGATCAGGTCACGTACGGCAAGGAGTACGAAGACGCCAAGACCGAACTCGACCGCCAGATGCACAACATGGATGTGACCCAAAACAACTTTTGGGCGACCAAGCACGAGGTGGACGCCGCGCGCGACAACCTGACGGCCGAGCTTCGGGCCAAGTACGTCAACTCCCCGACCGGCCCAGGCAACCTGGCGATAACCGGTTATCGCGGCGACCTGACGCCGATCTCAGCCACCGAGGTGCCCAAGAACTGGACCCAGGGCGTGCAGCGCATCAACGAGATGACCGGCCAGGTGACCCAGGGATTCCTTCAGCCGCGCATCAAGTTCATGGCACCCGACGACCAGTGGTTCGACAGCGGGCGCAGCTACCACAGCAGCGGCACGGGCATGGTCACCATGCACCCGCGCGACAACTCCGACAGCACGGTGGTCCACGAGATGGGCCACTGGCTCGAAGACAACATCCCGGGCATGGGGCCGCGCATCCAGGCGCACATCGAGAGCCGCACCCAGGGCGAGCCAACCGTGTCGTTACGCTCGGTGACTGGCAGCAACTACAACGACAACGAGGTGACGCACCGCGACCAGTTCGCGGACCCGTACATGGGCAAGGACTACGGTCCCAACGCGCCGACCAGCCACGAGTTCCTGTCGATGGCGCTGCAACTCATGCACGACGACCCGGTGAAGTTCGCCCGCGACGACCCGCAGAGCTTCGACTTCACCCAACAGCTACTGGCCGAGGCGCGCGAGGGTGGTCGCCAGATCTTCCCGACGCCGCTGTCGGAGATGACATGAGCGCCCGCGTCGAGCTAGGCGGCGAGCGCTACATCGTGGACGCCGGGCACGTCCACGCCGAGAAGGATGAAGTCCTGCACGCCGCGCGCGCCAAGTACCTCGAAGGCACCGCTCAAGCCTGGGTAGATGAAGCTCGGCGCGACGGGCTGATCCCGCACTACGACCCGGATCCCGACTGCACGATGGCGAAGGTGATCGCGAACCACATCAAAGGGCGGTACTCGTGTGCCCCTGCGCCACCCGCTGAGCCTGGACAACGACACTAGCCGCCGTCGTGCTGACCGGGTTGCGCAGCACGACACCATCGGTCAGCTTGGCCTCGTACACGCCGTCGAGCCACCAGAGCTTGCGAGTGAACTGGTACACCCACGTGCCGTTGCTGGCGCTGATCGAGAACTTTCCGTGCACGCCGTCCGCGTCGTCCGAGAAGTTCCAGATGCGCAGCCACGGTTGTGGACACTCGAACAGTTCGACGGCGATCTGCTCGACCGGCAGGGCTTCTTCGACGGTGATGTAGTCCGCCTGGAAGTGCTCGTCATGGTGCTTGTGGATAATCATCCGTCCTGATGGTAGCCCTGACCGAGCGCCACAAGACCGGCATCACCCAACGCTTCAAGTACGTCCAGGCACGCCGCTACACCATGCTCACGGTGCGGCTGCGGCTGTTCTTCCACCAGCAGTCCGACCGCGTGGTCGCGCGCTACCTGGGGACCAAGAGCGCCACGCTGCCGTACCCGGTGTGGATGGGCGGGCTGTGGGGCTACGGCGAACTCAAGGAGCAGGCCGACCCGCTGATGCCCAACGAGGAGGACCGTCGCCTGCAGATCGTGCTCAACCCGGATCTGCGCGACCAGTACCTCCAGGCGGCGGACATCGCCAGCGAACTGATCGGCTCCGAGGCCCCCGATCCCGACGACCCGCGCGTGCGCGACTACCTGTCGATTGCCGGCGACCGCGTGACACAGATCAACGACGTGACGCGCAACTCCATTCAGGACGCGCTGGTCCTGGGCGGCGCGCGCGGCTACAACCAGCACCAGATCGCGCACGGCGTACCCGAGGACGGCTACGTCGGCCTGGACGACATCGTGGACCAGACCTACGCCAATCGCTCGGCGGCAATCGCTCGCACCGAGCTTGCGTTTGCGTCCGCGCGGGCCACGCTCGACACCTATGATGAGTCAGCAGTGGATCTGGTGGAGGTGCGCGACGGCGAGGGCTGCGGGTGGGTCGAGCACGACGATCCCGACTACCCGGACGGCGTGGATCAACTGACGTTCCCTATAGCGGACGCACTGGAGCACCCCATCGCGCATCCGAACTGCGTACGGGTATTCCTGCCGGTGTTCGAGTAGTAGGCTGTGGACAGCCCGGGATGACAACAACAGAAACAACGTTGCGCCGCGACGTGGATTCGACGCAGCTTCGCCCGCCGCTGAAAGCGATCCGCTGCAGCCAGATCAATCCGAAAACGCAGCGGCTCTGCAACAAGATGTTGTTTCGCCTGAACGGGACCGCCCAGGTCACGTGTCCGCGCTGCGGAAGTACGGCCTATTACAGTAGCGGCCAGCCTTGACATGAGCCAAGAGGCAGTCGCACACTCGCAGCTAATTCGCACGTCGCGATAGTTCGAGGGTCTGCGAACCCCTAGTCAGCCTAGAGCGCCGGCGAGCGCCAGGGGGCTTCGGGGTGGCGCTTGCCCGACCGCGACGATCAATCCAAACTCCTGACCTCCCTAGAGGTCAAGGCGGTCGATCCCGAGCAGCGGACAATCGAGGGCTACGCCGCCACGTTTGGAAACCTCGATCTGAACGGCGACGTGATCGACAAGAAGGCGTTCGTCAAGACGCTTTCCGAGAAGACCCCATCCGACATCGCCGTCTTCGTCGGCCACAACTCCTCGATGCTGCCTGTCGGCATCCCGGTCGAGATGCGCACGGACGACCGTGGCCTGTGGACCAAGACGCGCATTTTCAAGACCCAGGCAGGCGACGACCTCCTTCAGACGGCTAGGGAGTTGCAGGCGGCAGGCCAGCCACTGGGAATGTCCATCGGGTTCCAGACGCGCGACTCGAAGTGGCAGACCAAGGACGGCAAGACGTACCGGCTGCTCACCGACGCGGACCTGATGGAGTACTCGTACGCCGCGAAGCAAGTCATCGCCTCGCCGCCGGCGCTCGTCACAGCGGTGAAGACCCGAACGAAAGGAGCCGGCATGTCGGACCACGAGCATTTCGCGACCGGCGAGACGCCAGTCTGGAGCACGGCCTTCATCCAGGGGCTTCCAGACGAGGCGTTCGCCTACATCGAGGACGGCGGCGAACAGATGGAGGGCAAGACCATCCCTCACGCCCTGCGCCACTTCCCCCACCACAACGAAGACGGCTCGGTCAACGTCGAGGCGGTCAAGCGCGAACTGGATCGCGCCACCGACTCCCCCTTCCGCGAGTTCGCCCTCGGCCACCTTCGGCAGCACGCCCAGGCCGAGGGTGTCATGGGTGACGGGGCCAAAATCGCAACGTCTGCGCTTTCGGAGATCAGTGCAACGCTGGCCGATCTGAGCCTGGATTCGTCCGAAGCGGCACGCGCGCTGAGCACGGGTACCAAGCTCGGTTTCGACGGCCAGAAGGTCGGCGTACGGCTCAAGGGCACCATGCGCGCCAAGCTCAAGAACATCAAGGCGGCGCTGGACGAACTGCTGACCTGGGCCGAGAGCGACGAGAGCACGCTCAACGAGGCGATGACCCCGGACGGCAAGACGCGCGGCGGCACCGCCCGTCGAGCGCTGGAGCGGGCGCGCTTCGCCCAGGCCATCGCCTGGGACGGCAAGACCAGCGCGGGCGAACTCAGCCTCGACAACCTGCACGGTGGCATCAACCACTTGCTGATGGCGATGGATCTCCTGGGCGCGGGCGAGAAGGCCCGCAAGAAGTGGGATCCGGACGACGACGGCGACGACGACTCGACGCCCGAGGGTGACACCGACCACGACCACTGGGATAAGGACGGCAACCCGATCCCAGGCACCAAGCGTCCGCCGAGCGGCAAGGCCAAGAAGGATCTGCCGCCGTGGTTGAAGCCCAAGAACGGGGATGACGACGACGACGACGACTCCAAAGTCTCGGATGTCAACGGTGATGACCGTGACGACCCGCAGCGCAAGGAGGAGAAGGACCGCGCGTCGGCCATCGACTTCCTGGCGCAGGCGATGACCGAGTTCGTGGGTCACCACGATGCCGTCCACCCCGAGCACGACACCAAGATGTTCGAGCAGAAGGCCGAGTGGGACTCCGGCTACGTCAGCGACCTGCCCGACTCCGCGTTCGCGATGGTCTACACCAACGACGCCGGGCAGAAGGTCCGCAAGCTCCCGCACCACAAGAGCGACGGCTCGCTGGACATGCCGCACCTCCGCAACGCCCTGTCGCGTGCCCCGCAGATGAAGGGCGACCCCCAGTCCCAGGAGGACAAGGCCATCGCCCATTTGAACCGCCACGCTTCAGCCGAGGGCGTGGGAGAAGACAACGAGGGCAAGACCCGCAAGCGGCGGAACGGCAAGCCCACGGGAGCCAACGGCTACGTCGCCGCGCTCAAGGACATGGAACTGACACTGGCTAAGTACCAGTCAGTCGAACCCTAAAGCCCAACTGGAGGGTAAGGAGACTCATGAGCGTCAAGGTACTCGCCGCCGAGTTGGGTGAGGTCCACCGTCAGACCCAACTCATCATTGACGACCCGCGCTGGCGCGACAACCTGTCGGACATGCCAGCCGAGTTGAAGATGAAGCTGGAAGCGCTGCTGTCCAAGGCCGAGGAACTCAAGCCACGGCTCGATCTTGAGCATGAGCTTGAGAAGAAGGCCAATCAGGTTCGAGATCTGCACACCTATCTCGAATCGCCGCAGTACAAGACCCCGCGCGGCGCGATCAACGCCGACTCGGACGGTCGCCAAACCATGCTCCAGGCGGGTTGGGAGATCAAGAGCGGCCAGGTCTACGCGCCGACCTCGCTCGGTCCGCACCCGATGTACCCCGAGCGCGTGCTGTTCGGCACGCCCCAGGGTGAGGACGAGGAGCGCTACTTCGGCCAGGTTCGCGCGGCGCTGCAGCCCGAGTACAAAGAGGTCTTCAACAAGTGGTTCGCGACCGCCATCCGCACCAAGAACGAGGCGATGGCGTTCACGCTGCTGGAGCCGTCCGAGCAGAAGGCGCTCTCCGAAGGCATCGACCAGTCAGGTGGCTATCTGGTGCCGCCCGACATGCAGGCCGAGGTGCTCGCGCGCCTGCCCATGAACGCGGTCATGCGCGGCATGGCGATGGTGCGTCAAACCTCCCGTGACGTGCTCCGCTTCCCGCGCATCCAGCCCGCGCCAGGCACGACCTCGGGTCTGTCGGGTGCCCTGGGCGCTGACGGCGGCTCGATCTTCACCAGCGGTTTCGTGGGATCGTGGGCTGGTGAGACTCCCGCGTTTCAGGACGTGGACCCTGCGTTCGGCTTCTTCGACATCCCGATCCGCAAGATCCGCGTGGCGACTCGGCTGAGCAACGACTTCCTGGCGGACGCGATCACCAACCCGCTGACGTTCCTGTCAACGGACGGCGCGCGCAACATGGCGTTGGTCGAGGACCAGGGCTTCATCCGTGGCGATGGCGGACCGATGCAGCCGCAGGGCATCGTCAACGCGCCCATCGCGGCGCTCGACGTGACCGGCACCACGGCACACACCATCTCCAACACCACGGCGACGATGGGGTCGGCTCCCAAGCTGATGAACCTGCAGTACGCGCTGCCGTCCCAGTACCAGAACGGCGCTCAGTGGCTGCTCCACCGTCTCACCGAGAACGACATCCGCCAGTTGGTCAACGGCATGGGTGCCTTCATTTGGGCACCTGGCTTTGATAGCCCGCAGCCAGCGCTCCTCGGCAAGCCCGTCAACAAGTCCGATTTCGTGACCCATCCAGCGGCCACGGGTGATGTCGGCCTCGTGTACGGCGACTTCTCCAGCTACATCATCGCGGAGCGGGCCATGATTACGATCACCATCCTCCGCGAGCGGTTTGCCGACACCGACCAGACCGGCATCATCTTGTGGGAGCGCGTGGGTGGCGCGCCGTGGAACATCGACGCCTTCCGCCTGGGCAACGTCACCTAGCCGATAACCGGTTATCGCCAGGGGCCACACCTGTCGGTGGCCCCGTTCCACCTCCCGCTCGCCATGACAGGGGATCTACGGATCAGTGGGAAACGGAGTTGAGGAGACGCACCAATGCCTGACGGCTACCACCTCTGGTTTAGCGACGGCTTCACGATGTCCGTCGCGGCGGTTGGCACCGGCATCGACATGCGCGGATGGGATGGCATCGCCTTCCTGTGCGCCAGCGGCACGACCGCTGCTGTCGCGGCGGGGGCCGACGACTCGGCCATGACGCAGAACGTCGTCAACCCGATTGTCGAGGTTGATCGTGGCACGGCAATCCAGCTTGGCGCGGGCTTCACGCCTCCTGGCTGGCTGGAAGTCTGGCGACCCGCGAAACGCTACATCGCGGTGATGACGGCGACCGCGCCGGTGTACGCCTTCAGGTTCAGGCACACGGGCAACATGCCTCCTTCTCCAGCACCGACGAGGGCGGGCGGAAGGGCCACGTAAGTCATGGTCATGATGAACCACTCCCCAATCTCGGCCGTCCTGTTGGAGTCGGTGGAGGTGCCGCAAGGTGCGCCGGGCTTCGGCGCGCTGGTCAACGGTGCGGGCGTCAACATGACGGGTTGGGATGGCGTGGCCGCGCTGGTCAACATCGCGGCTGTCGTGGCGACGGGCACCTGGCAGGCGTACCTGCAGATGGCCGACGACGCGGCGTTCACTCAGAACCTGACGCCCATCGTGGACGCGGGCACCGGTGCTGCGGCATCGACGCCTGCGGCAGGGACGACCACGGGCCTGTACTGGATCGAGGCGTACCGCCCACCCAGGCGCTTCGTGCGCGTGGTGGTCAACCCGCTGGTGGCGAACATCACCTTCTCGGTGCTCATGTTCCGCTACAAGCACACGGGCAACCTGCCGATCAACGCCAAGGACGCGCTCGGGCTGACCAACCGCGTCTTCGTCCGGGCGGCGTGATAATGGCGGGCATGGCAGCAGATCCCTGGGGCGACGAGTCCGAACAGACGGCCCCTACCACCACCCCCACCGTCGAGATCGTGTCTGACGACACCGACGAGGTACCCCTGCTGTGCCCGCACTGCGGCACGCCGCTGACACCGCATAACGACATCATCGGGTCGCTGCACTGCTACGACCCGCGCTGCTCACAGTGCTGCTTCTGGCCTCCCGACTCAGAGAGCGAGGGCCAGCCGAAGCTCAAGCTGGAGCAGCATCCGTGCAAGATGGCGCAGAAGGTGGGCGCGTTCTGAGATGAAGCCGCTGCGCCTGGTCCACCCAACCGGTCCACCCGGCCAGGTCGTCGCGTAGTCGGCCTGACCTGTCGTTGTACGTGCCAATGCCTGGCGAGAGGGAATAGCCGATGAGCATGATCGACCATCTGATCTGGCAGTCCGTGCTCGGGGCTGATACCCCGTTCAATCCGGACGCCGCGATCTACAAGTTGTGGCGGGCGTACCGCGACGACGACCACTTCCTGGGTCCGCCGATCACGACGGAGCAGGCCGTGGGCGAGGGTCGCGTGCAGCAAGCCTTCTCGTCGGGCGCAGTCATCGAGTGGAGTGCCGACGAAGGTGCTCGACTGGTGTCGAGCTAGGAGGCTGTCATGGCTTACGGGTCTTACATTGACGACCAACTCTGGCGTGCCGTGCTGCCCGATCTGGTGCTCAATCCGGACGCCGCGATCTACAAGTTCTGGCGCGAGCTTCGCAACGACCCGGCTATGGCGAACCCGGGCCTGCCGTGCACCCCCGAGATCCCGACCGAGGCGGGTGTCCAGCAGGGCTTCACCAGTGGCGTCGTCATCGGCTGGAACGCGGACGACGGAGCTTACATCGCCAATGGTTAGCGTAGCTGCCTTCGCACCTCAGAACGTCGCGGTGCCGATCTACGCGCCGCAGCCCGAGCCGATCACACCGGTCCTGGGCTGGTACGACTACTTCGACCGCCACCGTGACCTGTGGATGGCTCCCCAGGTGTACGACTGGACGTGCTCGGTGTGCGCTACGACCTGGGTGCTGCAGGCGACCGGCCTGGACGTGAACGCGGCGCGCGAGAGCGTGGCCTACGACATCGGCTACCCGCAGTGCGTCAATCCGGACTACGGGTTGATGGACACCAACTGCGTCGAGCGGGTGTTCCGCAGCTACCACGTCGGGGCGTCCACGCTGTGGCCGAGCTTCGACCAGATGTACGAACTGGCGCAGCACACCACGGGTGTCTTGAACTCGACCCGTTGGTA